CGGTGGTTTCAGCAACCGACCGCAAGTGCTGCAATCTCTTCATGAACTCATTGCGCTGATCCTTGTTGCAGACGTTGTCTAACGTCTCCAAGATCACGCTCTGGAATTCGGAAACTTCTTTCAGCGTATAAATACGTTCTTTCAGAGAGGTCCACTTCTCCAAAAGTGCTGTTTTCGCCTTCAAAACGGCCACTCGATCGCTGGTTTCAGCACCTACAAGGTCGTTTTCCAGGGCTTTCATCTCTGAGATGGTCTTCTCCACCTCTCGAAGCATGACGTCGAACCGGTCGCCAGCCTCGTCAATCCAGTCCGTAGAGGCCTCAATCTTGGCCTCCTGGAACAGTAATTTCCTCAGATATTCCTTCTCTTTTGCGGTATAGGGGCACTCTGGAGCCTCTAAATACTCCTTTCCGATGCCATTTGACGCCAAAAAGACTGCCTGAAGCCGGATTTCAAAGCCATCCGGTAGCTTCGGGTAGGTAGCCATGCTTGGATCTCAAGGATGTGGGGACTCAACCTGACTGATCCCCTACTCGGGCGCAATCAAAGCTCCCAAGGAGTCTGCTCTCCTTTACTTGGTGATGACCTGACCCCACTTTCAACGCCATGAACAGTTACCTCCGAGAATTCCTCATCACGGCAGAGTCGCGGTTTGATAGCGACAGCTCGACTACGTCGATGTCGGAGTGGATCATCAAGAATACTCGACATCGGAAGAAGCCATTCTCGTTTGAAGGTTTCGAATTCCAGCGTCGAATTGTCGACGACATGCACCCGGACTTGTGCGTGATCAAGATCTCGCAGGTCGGCCTGACCGAAGTGCAGCTTCGCAAGAACCTGGGCTTTCTTCGTCGCAATACAGCAGTGACATCGATCTTCACGATGCCCACTGACACGATGCGAGACCGCGTCTCGCAGACTCGTGCGAAGCCGCTGATCGACTCCGAACCGGTCTTCAACCCGCCCAACACCGACAAGCCGATCCGGCAGAAGGGCCTCTACCAGATCGGAGACAGCTTCGGATACTTCACCGGTTCGACGGAGGGTGATGCCACCTCGATCCCGGCAGACATGCTGCTCCACGACGAGATCGACCTGACCGACCAGCAGATGATTGGCCTTTTCCAGAGCCGTCTCCAGGCATCGAGGTTCAAGATCAGGCAGGCGTTCTCGACGCCAACCTTCCACGGCTACGGCATCGACAGTCTCTACTCGGTGTCGGACCAGCACGAGTATCTCTACCGCTGCCCAGGTTGCCGACAGCACCAGATCCCCGAGTTTGCCCCACGCTTCCTGGCTCTTCCTGGTCTCAACTCGGACCAGAGCGACCTCTCGCTGCTGAGCCCGGATGAGATCGCGATGATCGACTTCGACAAGGCACACTGGCGGTGCGGAAACTGCTCGAAGCCGCTCGATCTCACCGACGCCAGCCTGCGCGAGTGGGTGGCCACCTATCCGGGACGACGTTCACGAGGCTACCGGGTCCGACCAACCTCCGTCGCCACCATCACGCCGTCCTACATCTTTCAGCAGCTCATCCGCTACCAAGCGGCCGGAAACCTGAAGGGCTTCCACAACACGGTGCTGGGCGAGCCATTCAACGACAGCAACGCCCGGCTGTCGGAAACCGAGATCCGGGCCGTGATGACAGGACCGGCGGTGCCGGAGATCCCATTCTACGTCCCCTGCTTCCTGGGCATCGACGTCGGCATCGTCTGCAGCCTGATCCTGGCTACGGCAGACACAACCGTGCTGTTCGAGCAGGTGCCACAGAACAAGATCCTCGACCGCGTGGCCGAGCTTCACTCCCGATACACGATCGTGTCGGGCTGCATCGACCGTTACCCCTACACCCCGCTCTCCGAGCAGCTTCGCGATGCCCACCCCGGCATCGTCATGCCGATCCACTACGCCACCGCCCCGAACTCGGCCCCCCTCAAGGAGGTGAAGGACGAGTTCGATGTCGTCACGCACTGGTCAGCACATCGAACCAAGACGCTCGACACGGTTGTCGCAAGGGTCCGCTCCGGAAAGTTCAAGCTGGCTGGCTACGGCAGCCTCCAGAACGTCGTGATCAACCACCTCAGGGACATGGTCCGTATCGAGCAACCGGACGTTCCACCGGTATGGAACAAGATCAAAGGAGAAGATCACTTTTTCCATGCCATGGGTTACATGTTTCTCTCAAATCGTCTTCGTGATGCACAGCTTTACAGTTCAGAATCTGAACGTCGTAGCAACATCATACTGTTCGGCGTCAATGCTTTACAGGGAGCTGATCTATCGCCAAATGGTCTGAACAAGCGCTTAGGCGGTGAGCTGGGCTCGTGGCATTCTTCGACGGTCTTCTGAATATCATCCAGCCGAAGAAGAAGTCGAAGGTCGGCGGCAGCACGATCACGACCACCTATCAGCCGACGAACGCCGCCCAGAAGCTGGCCATTCCGGCGTATCGCGACCACCTCTCCGACGTCTTCACCACCCGGACATCCAGCGACAGCAGGGCACTGCTCAAGAGCCTGTTTCGCAACGACCCGGACATCTCGTCTGCGGTGAATGGCTACCTCACGATGGCGAACACCGAGATGTTCGCTTACGCCGAGACGGTTGAAGGAACGATCGATCCAGAAGTCTCGAAGTCGCTCCAGGCGATCATCAAGCGCCTCACCCGGCAGGTGGATTACACCCAGGGTTTTCAGTTTAAGCAGTCGATCTACCAGCTCAACGAGAACCTTCGATACATGCTGCTCCTGCGAGGCGGCATCGGCGGTGAGCTGGTTGTCGACAAGAACGGAAATCCTGACGGCGTTCGCAACGTGGACCTCTCCACGATTGAATGGTTCGAGGCGAAGCCCGGCGAATACAAGCCATCGCAGATCGTCTCGGGCCAGCAGACCAACACCAGCCTCGACGTCCCGACCTTCTTCGTCAGCTTCTACCGGCGGGATCCGACAACGATCTACACGGACAGCACGTTCGTCGCGGCCATCAACACGATCGCAGCCCGGCAGCAGGTCATCAACGACCTCTACCGGATCATGCAGAAGACCGGATTTCCCCGGATCAACGTCACGCTGCTCGAAAGCGTCGTCATCGAGAACGCGCCAGCCTCGGTGAAGCTCGACCCGGACAAGTTGAAGACCTGGGTCAACGAGCGTCTCGCAGAGTTGCAGGCGACTTTCGCCAGCATCCAGACGAACCAGGACCTCATCCACACCGACGCGATCGAGGTGAAGATCCTGAACGATCGCAACCCCGGCATGGCGATCGACATCTCCAGCGTGATGGAAACGCTGAACGCCCAGAACCAAGCGGCCCTCAAGACAATGGCGACGATCCTTGGTCGCGGCACCGCTGGCGTGAACACGGGTTCGGTCGAGGCTCGGATGGCAGCGATGTTCGCCGACGAGCTGAATGAGCCGTTGGCCGAGTTCTGGGAGAAGCTGCTCAGCTTCTGCCTACACCAGCAGGGCTTTCAGGGTTTCGCTGTGGTCAAGTTCCGACTTGCGGAGCTGCGTCCCGATCTTGAGTTGGAACCACAGAAGCAGCTTAGAGCTGCTCGTCTACGTCAGGACCTGTCTGACGGCATCATTTCTGACACCGAGTACAGCCTGGAAATGTACGGACGTCTGCCAAACGCAGACGCCCCTCCCCTATCGGGAACCAACTTCCTCACTCCGAAACCGACCGTTTCAGACGTCAGCCCCAACTCTGATCCGCTTGGACGATCTGTGTCACCGGATGCAAATCCAAAAGCCGCTAATGCCAATCCGAAGAAGAGTTTCGGTGCTCCTTCTGCACCGAAGAAGTAACAACTTAGATCTACTACCTTCAATTCACGGGACACCACAGCGGTTTTCTTGAAACAGAAACCTGTTCTCATTATCTCAGCCAGAGCTAAACCGGAGTAGCTACTGATGCCCAGCCAGCTTGTTACCAAGGTGATCGACGGCATCCCCTACCGCATGGTGGATCTCTCGGGCACGAACGACGGTCCCTACATCCCGGCCGATGCAGCTTTTGACGCAGCCTTTGAAAAGAGCGTCGTCGGCACTTCGCGTGATAAGTTTCGAGACGAGTTTTTCAGCTTCAACAACACCACGATTTGGGAGGTGGTTCAGCAGGGTGCAGGCGCTGCTATCACCGTTGCAGGCACTACCGCCGGTTCTCGTTACCTGAATATCGCCACTGGCGTCGGCATCAACGAAGAGACCATCATTCAGTCCAGGCAGTCTTTCAAGATGCCTGTGAAACTGGCTTTCGGACTGTCGATGTCGCAGCGCATCGTCAACCAGGAAGTGTTTGTCGAACTCGTCAGCGTCAACTCGTCTGGTGTCATTGAGACTGACGCCACGTTTCCATCTCCAAACGCGAACAATGCGCTCAACGTTGTTTCCTACAAGTTCGACTCGACTGTCCCAACGTCTGCCATCTACATCACACGCGGCTTTGGCACACCGGAACTGGTTTCGACCTCGACGGCTCTTGTGTCGACGACCGTCGCCACTGGCACAGGCCCCAATTTCCTTCCGGCCGGTGTGTGGGAAATCAACTCTGACATGGAAGAGGCGGTCTTCCAGACCCGCGCCATCGACTCCGTCGCGGCTGTCAACGCTGCTTTCAAGCGGACCCAGAACCTGCCTGACCCGCTCAAGGAGTACAAGATCCGCATCCGCGTCAGGAACCTGGGCACGGCTCCCGCCTCGACCACCGACGTGCGCCTGCACTTCATCCGCCTGCTCGACACGACCCGCTTTACGGTCGACTTCGCGCGTCACATGGGGCGCGCGAACGACATCTCGGACAGCCTTCCGGTCGCTATTTCGAACACTCCTGCGGTCACGGTCGCTTCGGGCACGCTGACGACACTGACGACCTGCACCACGCTCGCCTCCATGACGGCGGGCTGGCTTGGCATTCCCAACACCATTGCGGACGTCGTCTCTGCCGCCCTCACCACGACCACAACCACGGCGGCTATCATTCCGACCGCTGGCACCGAGTATGAGGTGAACATTCCGGTCACCGCTGTGTCGGGAACGACGCCGACACTCGATGTGATCATCCAGGAAAGTGATGATACGGCCACCAACTGGTTTGACGTCTACCATTTCCCCCGCATCACTGCGGTGGGGATTTACCGCTCGCCCAAGCTGGTCCTCAAGGGCAACCGCATTCGCTACGTCCAGACGGTTGCCGGTACGACCCCGTCTTTCACCCGTGCCGTCAACCGCCTTCAGGGCAACGCAACCGGCATTCTGCCGATGCGGCGCATTCTTGATCGCGCCGTGTCTCTCACGACTTTGAATGCCGCTACGGCCAACGTTCAGGCTCAGGAATGTCGAAACGTCCAGCTTGCGATCAACATTGGTGCAGTTACCACCACGGCTCCGGCTCTGCAGCTTCAAGGGTCAGAGGATAACGGCCAAACTTGGTACAGCATCGGCGCTGCTCTGACCGCAGTGGCCTCGTCAACGGTTCAGCTTACCGTCAACAACGTCAACGCTGAATTGGTTCGAGCCGTAGTCAGCACTGCTGGTGTCGGTGTCACCGCTGGTTATGTATCACTTAAAGTGTTCTGATCATGTCGAAAACCGGAGAGTGTTACTGGATGGACCAGTACGAAACTCTCTGGCTTGCAGAGAGCTTCGTAGACAACGACGAAGTTGTGTCTACTACACAGACGATGATCGGATCCGCTTCTGAAGTCTCTTCTTAAATTCACTATCATTTTTCTTGTAGTTACCAACTACAACTCACAAGATTTAACAGAACTTTACTTGAAACA